ACAGTTAAGGATGCAGACACTCAGTTCAAAGAGTATATGAAAGCAGAGAAGAAGCAACGTAAGAGACGTGCAGTCAATGTTGATTCTGATCTCAGTGATCATATGATATAGGCGGTTGAATACGGTCTATGGTGAAACTGGATATCATACGAGTCTTCTAAACTTGGGTTCAAGGTTCGAGTCCTTGTAGATCGACCAATCGCTTGACAAACCCGTGAAACTGTGTTACAATGGGTGTACTAAATGAAAATAGGTAATTTATTATGAGTATGGGTTATAACAATCCACAACTGGATAAACCGTATATACAACTGATCTGTCATCCCTACGAGCATGAAACATCCGTGAACACACGTATTACTATTGACGTTATGCAGAAGGATCTGTCACGTGATGATATGTTGCAAGTATTCGGGGATTTTATGAAAGCAATGGGGTATAACTTTAGTTCGAAAGAATCCCTATGTATTGAGGCATATGACTAAATGAAAATAGCAATACTAAATGACACCCACTGTGGTGCTCGAAATTCATCTGACATCTTTATGGGGTACCAAGAACGTTTCTATTCAGAAGTGTTCTTTCCGTATCTGTTAGAGAATGATATCAAGCAGATCATCCATCTGGGTGACTACTATGATAACCGCAAGACCGTAAACTTCAAAGCACTATCACACAACCGTAAGATCTTCCTTGAGAAGTTACGTGAGTATGGTATTACTATGGATATCATTCTGGGTAACCATGATGTTTACTATAAGAACACCAACGAACTAAATGCTCTGAAAGAATTGCAGGGGCATTATATGAACGAAGTGAATCTCATTATGGAACCCACTGACATGGACTATGATGGATTCAAGATGGCACTCGTGCCGTGGATCAATCCAGAGAACGAGAAACAGACTCTTGACTTCCTTGAGAATACTTCCTCGCAATGGGTAGGTGCTCATTTGGAACTCGCAGGGTTTGAGATGGCACGTGGTCAAATCTGTAAGGATGGTATGGACGCCTCTGTGTTTAATAGGTTTGAGTCCGTATTGTCTGGACACTTCCATGCCAAGTCATCACAGGGAAACATTCATTATCTGGGTGCTCAGTATGAGTTCTTCTGGAGTGATTGTGATGATCCTAAACACTTCCATGTACTTGATACCAAAACAAGAGAGTTAGAAGCAATACATAATCCTATTACTATCTACGAGAAGTTGTACTATGATTCACGTAGACCACCTAAGAAGTTTAAAGATCTGCGATACCTTGACGAAAAGTTTGTAAAGATCATTGTGGTAAACAAGGGTGACGTACTGGACTTCGAAAAGTTTGTAGGTCGTGTACAGGATCAGAAGATCCACGAACTAAAGATTGCCGAAGACTTCAAAGACTTCCTTGGTGAGAATGTGAGTGACAACCTACAGGTTGACGATACTGCTACACTTGTAAACGAATATGTTGACGCAGTAAGCACAGACCTTGATAAAGACCGAATCAAGTTAGAAATATCTACCTTGATGACCGAAGCACAGAATATGGAAATTATGTGAAGTCTGACTTTGATGTACGTCCAATTAGTAAGGGGATGGCAACGTCTGTCATAGAAGAACACCATTACCTTGGAAAAATATATGATGAGCATGATGCTGTTATACGTGATTACAAATACTATGGGTTGTTTAATGGTGATGATCTGATTGGTGCTGTACAATATACATCTTATTGTCAAAAAAGGTGTGGTGAAGAATGGTGTAGGTTTTACTATGGATGCAAAGATTCCGACTATTCTAATTACTATGAGTTATCAAGACTTGCCGTAGACAGTGAAGAGTATAACATCACTTCGTGGTTTGTGTCCCGTACCATGAAGATGACTGGGGCAGACTACATCTGTACATCTGTTGATAGTAGAATGCATGACGGGACTATTTACGTAGCATGTAATATGAACTTTCATGGAGCAAAGTTTGAAAGGGCAAATGGGTTTGAGGATATACCATTTAATGTGTTCTCTAAGATATATCGAAAAGATATAAAACAGGACTGGGAAATAAAGGACTTGACAAATACTAATTAGTATAGTATAATACGCATATGATAAAATTTCAGAAACTTAGATACAAAAACTTTCTATCGTCTGGTAATGCATTTACCAACATAGATTTTGACGCATCTCCAACCACTCTGGTTGTAGGTCAAAACGGTGCAGGTAAGTCCACTATGTTGGACGCACTGTCGTTTGCTCTATTTGGCAAACCACACCGTAAGATCTCTAAACCACAGTTGGTCAATACAATCAATGCCAAAGGCACAGAAGTAGAAGTAGAGTTTGCTATTGGTAAGCAAGAGTATAAGATTGTACGTGGGATTAAACCAAACAGGTTTGAGATATGGGTTGGTGGCAACATGATGAACCAAGCATCTCATGCCAAAGAGTATCAGCAGATGCTTGAGAAGAATATACTCAAGTTGACTCACAAATCGTTTCACCAGATTGTTGTTTTGGGATCAAGTTCATTCGTTCCTTTCATGCAGTTATCTGGGGGTGCAAGACGTGAGGTGATTGAGGATCTACTCGACATCAATATATTCTCTAAGATGAACGGCATCCTAAAGGAGAAGATGTCAATACTCAAGGGTGAAATGCAATCCAACAGTCACCAGATAGAACTGGTCAAGACTAAGATTAACTCACAGAAGAAGTATCTTCGTGATTTATCTGCCGTCAATGCAACATACCGTAAAGACAAAGAGACAGAGATAGAAGTACTACAGGCAGAGGTGGAGACTCTACAAGCACGTAATACAAAACTAACTGAGGACATCACGTCCAAAGAACCACCATTGACTAAACAGATTACAGATCTAAGTAAGAAGTCAAAGGATCTAAACGAATACCTATCTACCTTTAAAGCACAGGCAAAGGTTGTAGTTAAGGAGGCAAAGTTCTTCGAAGAGAACGAGACGTGTCCGTCATGTGACCAAGATATAGATGAGACTATTCGTAAAGATAAAGTGGCAAAAGCAAAGGCACGTGCCAAAGATCTTAATGATGCTATGTCCAAAGCAAAGGTCAAGAATGATGAGTATGAATCAATACAAGAATCACTGACTGCAATGGCAGAAGCAATACGTAACTGGCAGAACGAAGTCAACAATAACAATAGTACTATCACCCGTACATATAAGCAGGTAGATAGAATACGTAAAGAGATTGATGGTCTATCAGATAACACTGGTGATCTCAAACAAGCAAACGATAGTCTCGAAACGTTGTCCAATGAACTACACACGACACAAGATGACAAGTACAAACTTAATGAGCAGTACTCGTACAATCAAGTGGCAAGTGAGTTGCTACGTGATACTGGTATCAAGACCAAGATTATTAAGCAGTACATACCTGTCATCAATCAGTTGACTAACCAGTACTTACAGATATTAGATTTCTTCGTCCACTTTGATCTGGATGAGAGTTTCCAAGAGACTATACGTTCACGTTTCCGTGACAACTTCTCTTATGATTCTTTCTCTGAAGGTGAGAAACAACGTATCGATTTGTCCCTACTATTTACGTGGAGACAGATTGCTAAGATGAAGAATAGTGTGGCAACCAACTTACTCATACTTGATGAAACTTTTGATTCATCTCTGGATGATGATGGGGTTGACAATCTAATGAAGATCCTGTATAGTTTGGGAGAAGAGACCAACGTGTTTGTTATCTCACACAAAGCAGAATTGGAAGACGCACAGTTCCAACGCAAGTTAGAATTTGTGAAGGAGAAAAACTTCTCCAAATTAAAAGTAGCATAGGGGTTGACATGTCGATTTCTTTGTGTTACAATGACCGTATATTAACTAAAAATAGAGAGATTTATTATGGAACTATCTGATCGTACTCTTGGAGTACTAAAAAACTTCGCAAACATTAATAGTAATATTGTGTTTCGTGAAGGCAACGAACTGAAAACCATTTCAATGGCAAAGAACATCCTTGCGAAAGCATCACTGGATGAGTCTATACCCAATGAGTTTGGTATTTATGACTTACATGAATTTTTGAACATCATGGGATTGGTAGATAACCCATCTCTGAAGTTCGAAGACAAGCACGTGGTGATCTCTGATTCCACGGGTTTACGTGGTAATAAGTACTTCTTCTCTGACATCGATATGTTATCGTCCCCTACAAAGGATGTTATCATGCCAGAACCAGAAGTGCAATTTACCTTAGATACGGATACACTAAGTAGATTGAAACGTGCAAGTGCAGTCCTTGGTCATGATCTTATTTCGATTACCCCAAACGGTAAGAGTGGTGGATCTGTCAAGTTAACTGTAGTTGACAAAGACGATGCAACGTCTAATAGTTTCTTCACTTTTGTTGAAGGAGTTTATGATGAAGGAGTTGATTTCAACTTTGTAATAAACGTTAATAACCTAAAGATAGTCAATGAAGACTTCATGGTGGGTGTATCTTCTAAGAGGATCTCACACTTTGCAAGTAAGCAATCGTCTATTGAATATTTTATCGCACTTGAAGCATCAACTTATGGAGAATAACATGGCAAAACAAGAAGCAAAAACAGAAGCACCACAGGTAGACGAACGTCTGGCAGTGTTGCAGGATCTCGCAAACCGTGTAGCACGTTCTACTGTAGCAGTAATTGATACAGTTGTACAACGTGGTGGTTTTAAAGGAGAAGAACTTTCTACTATTGGGCAGTTGCGTGACCAATCTATCGAGTGTATTCAACTCGTAGAGCAGTTACAAAACGATCAGCAATAGTCGTGAGTAAGCAATTTCTCACAGGAAAATTGCACGGGGTTTCCGTAACCCGAACTGAGTTAGATTATGATGGTAGCATTGCTATTGATATTGGTCTACTAAAAGCGGCAGGTATAAAAGAGTATGAACATATTTTTGTATACAATGTCACTAACGGTGAACGGTGGGAAACCTATGCCATTCTCGCAGAAGAAGATTCTGGCATCATCTCCGTCAATGGAGCAGGTGCAAGAAAGGCAGAGGTAGGTGATAACCTCATCATCTGTGTATATGAAAATATACCAGACGATTGGGTAGTAATGCCTAAACTGGTGTATGTAACAGCAGATAATACTATCTGTCGTATTGGTAACACAATACCTACACAAACACATTGACAAAACGTTTCTTATGCTGTACAATGTATAGTATAAGAAACACTTTTTAATTATGGAGTATCTATGCGAGATGAATTTCTCTGGGTCGAAAAGTATCGTCCCCAAAAAATATCCGAGACTATCCTACCCGATAATCTCAAGAACACATTTCAAGCAGTAGTTGACGGTAAAGAGTTACCGAACATGCTACTCTCTGGTACCGCAGGTACTGGTAAAACCACAATCGCACGTGCCATGTGCGAAGAACTGGGTCTTGACTATATTGTCATCAACGGTTCTGAAGAGGGTAACATCGATACCCTTCGTGGCAAGATCAAACAGTTTGCTTCGTCCGTCTCCCTCTCTGGCGGTTATAAGGTCGTAATCCTTGACGAAGCAGACTACCTTAATCCCCAATCAACTCAACCCGCACTGCGTGGTTTCATCGAAGAGTTCAGTAAGAACTGTCGGTTTATTCTGACATGTAACTTCAAGAACAAAGTGATTGAACCCCTACACTCTCGTTGTTCTAATTACGAGTTTAACTTCTCTAAGAAAGTTATGGCAGGATTGTGTGGACAGTTTATGTCCCGTGCGGATGAGATACTGAAGGGTGAGGGTGTCGAGTATAATAAAGATACTCTTGCACAGTTGATTATGAAACATGCTCCCGACTGGAGACGTGTACTTAATGAGTTGCAACGTCATTCTATTGGTGGTACATTGAATCTTAGATGTATCATAAGTGATATAAATGATAACTATAGTGCCCTTTTCCGATCATTAAAGAGCAAAGATTTTAAGAAGATGCGTGGATGGGTAGTAGAGAATATGGACATGGAACCCGCATCAATATTTCGTGGCATCTATGATGGCATGTATGAATACGTGGCACCCGCCAGTATTCCCCAACTTGTGTTGATTCTCGCAGACTATCAATACAAAAATGCGTTCGTGGCAGATCACGAACTTAACTTAGTTGCCTGTATGACTGAGATCATGGCAAACGTGGAGATTAAATAAATGGAAATTTTAGCAGGATTAGTAGTATTAGGTGTATGTTTTGCAGTCTTAGGATTGTATCTTGCATATGTAAGTGAGGATACTTAAATGAGACAAGGAGATATGTTTGACGTAATAACACCTGCCAAGAAAGGTATGTTGGATAAGTTGGCAGAACCAAATATCGAACGTCTTATTACGCAAGTAGAACACTGGCATATGGAACGTAACCTTATAGATGGTGCAACCGATAAGGATCAAGTATGTAAGTTGATCCAAGAAGTAGGTGAGTTATCTGATAACGTATGTAAAGAACGTGACGTGGCAGATGATATAGGTGACATCATGGTGGTGTTAATTAACATTGCAAAACGTAATGGGTTACCTCTGGCACATTGCCTCGCAGTTGCCTATGCTGATATTAAAGATCGTAAAGGAAAAATGGTAGATGGTATTTTCATTAAAGAGGAATAAACCTACCAAATGGGATTTCGCACACATGAGAACGGCAATGAACTATGCCAATCTTTCTCATGCCCAAAGACTCAAGGTTGGTTGTGTCATTGTAAAAGACCATAGGATTATATCTATTGGTTACAATGGACAACCCGCAGGTTGGGACAACAAGTGCGAACATTTTGATGAGCAGAAAAATGATCTGGTAACATATGATACAGTAATTCATGCTGAATCTAATGCAATCACAAAGGTTGCAATGTCCTCAGAATCATGCTATAATGCTACCATATATACTACTACAGCACCCTGTTTAGATTGTGCTAAACTAATCTATCAGAGTGGTATAAGTAAAGTATATTATAAAACTAAACATTTGAGATGCGATGATGGTATCGTATTTCTACAAAAATCTGGTGTTACATTATGTCAACTGTGAAAAAACTATCACCATTCGA